TCAGTAGCATATTCAGATATTAGTTCAGGAGAGAATAGAGGATTAAGAATTATTAATACAAGTGGTACAGACCAACAATGGAATATTACAGCTGGAGTTACAGGTTCAGAAAATGAATCTTTTTGTATTAGAGATGCAACCGCTAATGTGAATGCACTTACTATGGCTATATCAAATGGAAATGCAATATTTTCAGGGGAAATTACTTCAGGAGATGATATAAACACACCTACTAAAATAGTAATTGGTGAAGGTGCAACAGCAGAATTAAGGTTAAAAAAGACCGATGCAGGAAATGCCAAAGTTAGTTTTTGGAATAATCCAGGATCAAGTGCTCAAGTTGCTTATATATCATTAGATGCTGCAGAAGATTTTACATATTATGGAGCATCAGGTGTAGATCAAGTGTTTTATGCAGGTGGTGTTTTAAATTTAACATTATCTGGAGCAGATGCAACTTTTGCAGGTACAGTTACTTGGTCTGGTGGTGGTTCTGCTAATGCAAACACAGCATATACATATTCACAAGTTGGTCACTTACCATTAGGTGGTGGCACAATGACAGGTGATATTACGTTTAATAATCCTGTTAGATCAATTAAATGGGTACATACATCAGGACAAAGTGCTAGTAGAGCATATGCGTGGCAAGGGGAACAAGGCGCTTATGGTAGATTTGCATTAAGAAGTTCTAATGCGGCAGATGATACAATTGATACAAATGTATTATATTTTGACAATGATTTAAGTGCAACTTTTGCGGGTACTGTAGAAACAACTACTTTAAGAACTGATGTTGTAAACAACAAAGCAAATTCAGCAAATATTATTTATAGAAGTGGAACAGATACAATTGTTGGTGGAGGAAGCAGCTCTAACAAACTATATATTCAAGATGGAGGAAACGTAGGAATCGGGACGGCTTCGCCTGATGGTAATTTAGAAGTTATAGCAAGCACAGTTGTTAGTGGAGCATCAGACACAGTTAACAATGTACTTATAGGTTTGCAAGCAGCAAATAGACCTACTATAATATTAGATACAGCAGATACTACATACACAAATAGAACTTGGAATATAACAAATGTTGGTTCAGCAGGTAAATTATTTATCGGCAGAAATGGACTTGATGTTATGGTAATGGACAATGCTGGTAACGTCGGGATCGGGACGAGTACACCTGATACGAAATTAGAAGTTGAAGTTGATGATGGTACAGCGATAACAAGAACTACAATGAGTGCTGCTGATGGTTACAGAGGCGGATTTGAAGCATCAAACACCCATACAGGAGGTTCAATATGGTCAATGTTTTCTACAAACAATAGTGATGGATATTT